CCTTTCAGACCGACGTGGCGCTGCGATTGGCACCCTGTCCATGAAGCGTTTTTTTACTATGCAGAAGTGTTCAAATACTTGACAGAGACGAAAACTCTTGTATATTTGGAATTTTCAGAATATGATGACTATTTGTGGGAGGTGAAGACTGATATGATATACGATCCGGAAGAAGACAGGTGGACATTTGGTCCTGATTCAACATATCATTATATATATAGTTTAGCTCATCACGAAGAGGAGGGTAATATATTTCATGCAGGAGTGTCATATCAGATGGCTGGTCATCCAGATTTTGTTTAAGGATTTAAATCTAAAACCATGAGATCATTCGAAACATTCGTGAACCCAAACCGCCTATACCAAACTTTCACACGCTCTTCGGTCGGTTCTAGGAATATATAATTGAGCCCTCGATTTTTCGCATCTTGAATAATGCGAGCGAGAAGCTGCGAGCCGTAGCCGTGTCCGGGTCTTGCGCCGATAAGGAAGATGTAGGTCGACCCTCCGAGATGCGGAAGGTTCTTGCCCATAACGGCAAACCCGGTCAGATTTCCGGACGCATTATGGAGCGCATAGTTATTTCCCCGACGTTTGTTCTTTATCATGTTCCAAAACCACGCGGCACCAATATTGTTCTTTACAAGATTGTATATTTGGCTGCGCTTTCCTTTAAGAACCGACTTGCGTGGACCTGTCGTAATCATTCCTACTAGGTTGATTAGAAAATAAAAGAGAATGACGTTTAATAGAGAATGCCCTACCCGTTCCCTCGGATCAATGGAGTCATAATAGAGGAAGACTTCAAGGAAGACTTTTCGAGAGGGCTCGAAAAGAGGAGGCGCTTGAACTCCATTGGCGAGGCCTGTTACCTGAGATCTGACGGCACCGTGACCCGTGATGAGGACAAGATCATAGCCGCTCAGAGAATTTGGAGAGAGCGCGTCTATTCTCCTCCCGGGACCCTCTTTGCAAAGAGGGGCAAGATGTATAAGCGCACCCTGGAAGATTGGGAGACAAAAACAAATATATTACTAAATTAGGAATGAATATTAGTCCAGAAGTTTTTGGGCCATATTTCTGGGGAGCCCTTCACACAGCCTGTCTAGGTTCCAGAGACCCCGAAGCCCTCAGGAACTTTGTCAACTCGTATCCACTTGTTCTCCCGTGCGGGGCCTGTAGATTTCATTTCGAAAAGGTCCTGGCCGAGAACCCTTTACCAGAGTCCGATGATCCCATTGTCCTTTTTGAATGGTCCGTCCTAGTTCACAATATAGTGAATGCCAAAATAGGCAAGCCAACAATCACACCAGAGGTTGCTTTCGATTCTCTATTTGGAACCAAAATTAATTTTAATATGATTTTGTTCTTCGCTGTGCTCCTGCTTGGACTCATTTTTTTTATACTTAAATTGTAAGAGATGGCCGGTGGTTTGTTCCCGGGACACCCTTTTGCTCTCAACCTGAAATGCATCATTTTTACATTGATTCTTGCGGCGGGCTATTGGTTCGCGCCCCACAAGAATCTTTGGGTCCTGGCCTTCCTCATATGGTCTCCTTATATAGCTCTCGCATGGTATGATTATTCCTATAAGTGCCAGGACAAGCTGAAGCCGACCATTGTTCCCTTCGGTCGCTACATCTGGCTGCCCTTTAAGCCCCCAGGCTACAAGGAAGAGTTCGACAAGTTGGAGCCAGAAAAAATTCAGGCGATGGACAAGCTAGATCACATCGTCATCTGGAGCATCATAGCAATTTTGATTTCGATTTGGATTCTACGTAAAGGGTAGGGGCTTTGGTTACTAAACGATGCAACAGTATGAACGCCTTTCACATGTCGAACATATTCTCAAAAGACCTGACACCTATGTCGGGTCGCTCGGTATCGAGACCGGTCACTATTGGGTCCGAGGAACGGCAGACAACTTTGAGTCTGCTTCTCTTCAGGTTTCTCCTGGACTGGTGAAAATTTTCGATGAAATATTGGTCAATGCTATCGATCAATATTCACTCGGACCAAAAAAGGTCACCTCGATCGAGGTCCGAACACTTTCGAACGGATCAATTTCAGTCACAAATTCAGGAGTTTTCATCCCTCTGAAGATGCATGAGACCGAGAAGATCTGGATTCCCGAGCTCATCTTCGGTCATCTTTTGACGAGTTCAAACTATAATGATGATGAGCAGAGGGTCACGGGAGGTCGGAACGGTTACGGGGCCAAGCTGGCCAATGTCTTCTCCAAGGAATTTTCAATTAAAATTTGTGATGGTCGAAAAATTTATGAACAAAATTGGTCCAAAAATATGAGTCAGGTTGACCAGCCGACTCTGACGGCCACAACTTCCAAACCCTATGTGACAATCAAATTTCTTCCAGACTGGAAAAGGTTCGGGGGTCAGACCCCGGATTTTTTCAGAATTGTTGAGAAGAGGACATGGGATGCAGCACTGTGGTGCGCCAAGACCCGGGTCACATTCAATGAGCAGGAAATCAAGATTGGGTCCCTCGAGGACTTTGCAAAGCAGCATCTCGGGGACGTCCCTCTGGCCCATATGCACACGGGCACGTTCGACATCGTGGTCGGTCACAGCACCTCTGGAGGGTTTCAGCAGGTCAGCTTCGTCAACGGAATTGCGACGACCAAGGGTGGGACCCACATCGACCGCGTGACCAAGCAGATCTGTGAAGAGATCTCCAAGGACAAGAGGATCACTGTGAAGACGCCGCAGATCAAAGCTTCCCTCTTCATTTTCGTCCGGGCCCAGATAGTCAACCCAACCTTCAGTAGCCAGACCAAGACTGAATGCACTTCAAAAATTTCAGAGACTTTCGATTTTAAACCAAAATTCATTAAGGATATTTTTTCTTCAGGAGTTCTTGAAGATCTTTTGTCCAAGGGAAACTCTCTGGTCGACAAGGAGCTGAAGAAGACGGATGGTTCTAAAAAGTCTCGGATCACGGGCATCCCTAAACTGGATGATGCCAACTGGGCCGGGACCCACCGCAGTCACGAGTGCACCCTGATCATCACCGAGGGGGACTCGGCCAAGACCCTGGCGATCGCAGGTCTGAGCGTTGTCGGCCGAAACGCCTATGGTGTCTTCCCTCTCAGAGGAAAGCCCCGGAACGTTCGAGACGCCACGGTCAAGCAAGTGACCGATAACGAAGAGTTTAGCAATCTCAAAAAGATTCTGGGACTTCAGCACGGAAAGGTGTATAATTCACTGAAGGACCTCCGTTACGGCCGTTTGATGATTATGACCGACGCAGATCTGGATGGAAGCCACATCAAGGGTCTGGTCCTCAATATGTTTCACGTCTATTGGCCAAAGCTCATCGAGATGGGATTTGTGGTATCTATGGTCACTCCGGTTATCAAGGCTGGAAAGGTATGGTTCTTCACTGAGGAGGAGTTTCGGGCTGCGCAGACCGCGAGCGGTCCGGTCAAATACTACAAGGGTCTCGGAACTTCGACCAGTGCAGAGGCCAAAGAATATTTCAAGCAAATCGAGAAGCTCACGGTCGCTTTCAATTCTGATTCAAAAACGAATGAGTCAATGCACTTGGCCTTTTCCAAGTCTCTTGCGGATGACAGAAAGACGTGGCTGACCGAACACATGGCCAATCCGTCTCCGGGAATTCCTTACGGGTCCGTGAAAACCCTGTGTGTATCTGATTTCATCCATCGTGATATGGCCAACTTTAGTGCCGAAGATATCAAGAGGTCGATTCCTCACGTCGCGGACGGTCTGAAGCCTAGTCAGCGCAAGGTGATCTATGCGTGCCTCAAGAAGAATCTTTCGAGCGATATGAAGGTTGCTCAGCTCGCGGGATATGTTGCGGAGCAGACAGCCTATCACCACGGTGAGGCGAGTCTGCAGGGAACCATCGTAAATTTGGCCCAAAATTTCATCGGTTCGAATAACCTAAACCTGCTCGAGCCCTCTGGACAGTTCGGGACGCGCCTGGCCGGTGGGAAGGATTCTGCGAGCGCCCGTTATATCTTCACGCGCCTTGGTCCGTTGACTCGCAAGATTTTCGATCCGGCGGACAATTCTGTTCTAAAATACATTTTGGACGACGGTCAGACGGTTGAGCCCGAATTTTACGGACCCATTATTCCTATGATCCTGGTGAACGGAGCCGAGGGGATCGGGACCGGCTTCAGCTGTTTCGTTCCTCCATTTGATGTCGATGTCATTAAGCACAATATTGATTGTGCCCTGAGTGGCGTGGCGATGGCCCCGATGCCCCCTCACTATAAGGGCTTCAAGGGCAAGATGACCCGGACCAAGGAGCACACGTGGCTTATGGAGGGTATGGCTGTTCGGGAAGGTGCCCAGATTCACGTGACTGAACTGCCACCTGGGAAATGGATCCAGGATTTCAAGGAGCACCTTGATGACCTGTTGGAAAAGGGCATCGTCCAGAAGTTTGAGAACCATTCGACCGAAACAACTCCTGATTTCAGAATCTGGGGAACCGAGGCTCTCAAAGATCCAATCAAGGACTTGGGTCTGACCAAGACGATCAACACCTCTAATATGCACCTGATCGGCCCGAATGGAGCGGTCAAAAAGTATAATTCGCCCGAAGAAATTCTGGTCGACTATATCGATATTCGACTCGGACTCTACAAGAAGCGCAAGGCGTGGCTGATCAAGCAACTCGAGACTGAGATTCAGTGGCTGTCAGAGAAGGCCCGCTTCATCCGTGACGTGGCAATCCACACGAAGATTGTGGTCTTCAATATTCCATTGGATGATATCCACAGTCAACTCAGGCGTGAGAAGTATGCAGAGGAAATCTGGTCAAAATTGCTCGATATCAAGACATATCAGTATACCCGGGAGGAGGTGGCCCGGCTCGAGGCTCTCTGCCAGACGCGGGCCGGTGAGCGCGACACTCTGAAGAAGACGAGTGTGATTCAAATGTGGAAGAATAATCTAGCCAGTTTATAGGACACATGTTTGTCGATGGATTTTATAACATTACGGGGCCCCAAGAGGCTACCTTCTACGTGACCTCGGACACGCCGAGCCAGTCGGTCGGTTATGGTTGGCGCGGGACGTTTTTCATAGGAATTCAAGGCCGTGTTCAGATTACTGGGGTCTCACGCCAGCCCACGGAAACCTACAAGTGGGCCTTTACTTTTCAGACAGATACGGACCAGGCGATCCAGCCTTCGGGCACCATAAAACAGGCAATCATAAATCCGCCCGATAAAGACGATCTGACGCCTGTTTTTGGAACGTATACCTCTGCAAATAATGTTGTGACATTTAACTTTACAACAAAACCCGAAACGACCGGGTATGTGATGCTGGGCCTTCCGACATTTTCGGGCGCCTTGGCTCTATCGCCCGACAGCACACTCAGGCCCGTGGGTTCCGGCCAGGTCCCTGACAGCAAGGACCCAGTGACCGTGAGGGGCTACCCCACCGTGCTCCTCAGACAGAAAGCAGGCGTCGGAACATTTTTAAAGGCACACATGATTGATATAAATCCAAATATAGTGACGGGCGACACACCTTACCTCCGGGAACTCAATGAACGCACGAGGCTCGACGATTTGTTCAAAGTCAACCCGTATACAGAGTCGCGCGGGAGAGGCTTTAGCTCGGGTTCGATACTTTCGCTCTTGGCCACAGGTCCTCAAGAAACATATCTACTCAGTGACAATCCCGCAAATTCTAATTTTAATTCTGAATTCAAGAGACATACAAACTTTGCAATTTTTCAGAGGATCAATGCCTTCCCGTTACCCAATCCGACCTATCAGGGACAGTCGGTCACGGTCGAGCTGAAGCCGACCGAGATGGGTGACCTCCTCTCGAATATGTATTTAATAATAAAATTACCTGTCGGGATGTATACACCACACGTAGGCAGAGCCCTTATGAGCAAGGTGGAGCTCATGGCGAACGAAACCGTCATCGAGACTCTTTATGATGACTGGTATTTCATCCATGATCAGTTGTTCTTGAATGCGGATGAGATATCGGCTCTGTATAATGCGGTAGATTCCAACAACGTCATAATTCCTCTAGAATTCTTCTTTTGCCGGAGAAAGACCAAGCGAATGCAGAGACCTTACCTTCCTCTGTGCGCAATGTTGAATCAAAAACTATATGTCCGTTTCACATTTAATAAAAACACGTGGTGGTCCGCCCCGGGTTCAGATCCTAATTTAGATTTTCAATCAATACAATTAGTGACTGAAGAAATTTTATTAGAAAATCAAGAACGACTCTATTATCAAACGGTCCCTCAAAAATTCATAGTAAATAAAATTGTCAAGGATTCAGTGACTACATTTAATAATGCAAATATATCGGTTCCGCTGACAGTGAATTATCCCGTAGAAATGATTGCATGGTTTTTCAGGGATAAAAATTTCGAAAACGATACAGATCCCCGTCAATATATGAATAGATACAGATATGGATATTCGACCCAGTATACATATCCGACCAACAATCTAGTATTTCCTTCAGGAACACTCAATTATGTGGATGTTGTCGACACTGCCAAAATCACTCTGAACAATACAGATATCTGCAGCACGTTCAAAGGTTCTTTATATTACTCTTTCAAACAGCCCATAGAACACGGGTTGTCTATTCCGTCCAACGGTATATATACATACTCCTTTGGATTGAAACCAAAGGAGTATAATGAAGGAGGCTTTATGAATTTTGCAAAATTAAAATCAAATATGACTCTGCTTACACTTAATCTATTACAGCAATATAAACAGCAAATTTATTCCGATTACAATTTATACATCTTCTATTATTGTGTGACGCTCATCACGTTCGAAGGGGGATTCGCGCGGGTTCCACTTCTTTGAGGGCGTCAATTATACCATTGCTCAAGACCCACCGAATGAAATTAAGCTGGCCGCACGTCGTCTTGAGTCCCTGAAAGTCGATACGCTCTGTTCGACAAAAGGGATCGAACAGCTTCTTCGAGTAGCCGTCCAAGCTCGACTTGTAAGCTACGTGGACCGTGAAAAACTTTCCATTCGGAGCGGTAAATGTCGTCTGATTATTCTTTGAATAATTCGTCACGAACCACTCAAGCTTTCGCAGAGAAGGTCCCTTTCCTCGCCCGAGGATATCATGGAGCTTCTCTCGATTTTCGGGAACGTCATAAAACTTAGAAAGGCTTGTTAATAGCAATTCTGTCTTTGACATTTGTTTATAAAATCCGCAATTCTCTAAGCTCACCAAGGTGCCTCGACCCGTTCGACCGGCTTCGATACCTGGGGAACCTGGGTCTGGTGAAATTTACAGTATCCATTCTCCTGTGGATTTTTCAGGCACCTTTTCTTGCTTTTGAGCATTCCTGAGCAAAAGTGGCCCCCTTCCGAGCCAAAATCCTTGATAAGACGCTCGAGCGGCAAGTCGTATGTTTTAGCGACTCGCTCAAGTATCTGATTCGTCCACATGGCCTTGCGCCGAGCAAAGTCCTCTTCGATAATTTCGATGAGTTGTTTCTCCATACCTAAGAAGGGTTGGTAATTTTTAAGGCCCCACCAAACTTTGCCAGGAAAGCCTTACGGGCTTGAGCTTCCGCTGAGCTCGCGATCTTTCGGTCGGCCGCCTTGAGTGCTTCGACCTCTGGCGAGTCCGAGACGCTCTTGAGGAATTTCTTGTTGAAGATTGTGTCCGCATTGACCAAAGGTTCCAAAAGATCCTGGACTGGCTTCTTGAATTGATTCGTAAAGTAATACTGATAATCAATCAGGACCCCGTTTGCCCTGACAAACTCCGGGTCCTCGGCCTTCTCGAACATCTTTCCGTCGCCTTTGACAATGACGAACGAGACTCGATCACCCTGCTGAGGCTCTGACCCGGGCGCTCGCTTCCTGATCTTGTCCCGGACGGCCACGTGGGCCATAGGAACCTTGTAGTCAGCCCCGAGCTGCTTGCTCATCAAGAGCTTCTCGATAGGAACCTTCCCGCCCATCAGGGTCCGGGCCGCCCCGCGAGCCGTCTCGATGACCGGACGCGGGTCGTTCGATTCTAGGACCATCTCGAGAAGCGTCTTGAGCGTCTCGCGCACGAATGGACAACTGTCACGCCTTACGACCTGCAGACCCTTGACATCGATCTTCTTGAAAACACAAGAGACTGTTCCGTCCGGAAGATTCTTACCCTCATACATCTTGGCCGCGTAACGCTTTTTGCTATAGAGGAAATAGGGACAGTAAACTTTCTCAAGTTCGAGATCGTTCGGAGCCTTGAAAAGCTTCGTGCATTGCTCGGCCGCGAGCGAACCTTGGGCCCAGCTGTAATCGAGCGCCTCTTGACCTTTACGACCCTGGACGTCAAATTCGACCATTACAGAGTCCGTATTCTTCACTATAAGAGAGCCGTTGCCTGCAGCGAAAGTTCCAGCATCAGTCTCGATGTCATATACGTAACCATCCCACGACTCGTGAAGAAGTGTTACGTAATTAGAACCTTCAATATCTTCTCCAAAATGCAACAGATTATCGTCCTCCTTAATGTCTTGTGGTTTAATTAAAATTAAGTCTTGGTCTAGAAGTGAATGATCTTCTGTAACATCTACTATTCCATATGGTGAATGAACTCTGTAAATTTTTTTAGGACTTTTGTGTCTGACAACGCGTTTAATTTTTTTCCAACCAAGGTGAGTCATGCACTCGATATCAAGGGTTTCACATTGTTCGGCAATTCCCGTTTTGAAATGCTCATAAGGAATCCATGAATCAGCCAATCTTTGAATTTCAGATCTAAATTCAAGTCCGTTATTTTTTCTTACCAAAACAGGAGTTCCTGGCATCACCGAGTCTCCATATCGAACCTTTGCACCCGGGAAGTTTTCCTCGACATAATTCTTCGTCTGTTCGATCATGTTCCGGCCCTGCATAGTCACGGTCGAGGCAATCGCGACCAAGGGCAGCATACCCTTCGAAGCGCCCGTGAACCCATAGATGCTATTCATACTAATTTTGTAAGCCAACTGCTGACCATTGTAAATAGCCTCCATAGGTGTTCCCTCATTCTGAGCCATCAGCTTCTTGGCCTTTTTCCTGAAAGCCTTCAGGTCCGTCAGAATTACGGGCAAGAGGGATGGGGCCGGAGCCTGAGCAAACCGGTGTGGCCCGAACTGTTCATAGGTCACTCCGGGCAAATTGTCGTATTTGGGGTCCATCACGAGCGTCGAATAACAAAGATTGTGAGCGCACATAATGCTCGGGTATAGGCTTGCAAAGTCGAGCGCAGTGATGGGACCGTAGTAGGCTCCCGTCTGCGCCTCGAGAACCGTCGCACCCTGATAATCACTCTCGACCCCTCCCTTCGGAACCCTGATTGTCGGAATAATGAAATTGAGCTCTTGGGCCTTTTTGGCCATCTGACTGAAAACCTTGATCTGCTGACCGCGCTCACTCAGAAAAGCCAGAGGCACCCAACACGCCTTGGCCATCTCAATCTGGTTCTGAATCTGACACAATTTATCCATTAATTTGTGAGGAAGGACCGTATCCTGAATACAGTATTCGGCAACCTCCCCGAGACGCTTGGGGTCCCCCTCGGCAAAGCGGCTAAAAATCTCCTTGACGGGCATATCATTTTTCTGATCCTTCAAAAAATGCTTGGAAACGTTATTTAGACTATAGGACTCGAGTTTGTGCTCGCGCTTCACATCCTGGAAAAGATCAAAGACATACCGACCTTTCATAGGGACCATCTTGAGCTGATTATTTCCAAGCGCGCTCGAGCTCAGATTCTTCTCTACGAGCTCCGCAACCTCTCCTCGGACCCGACCCCATACCGGGCTCAACCCACAATGAATCGTGGCCCGGACAATGAGATACTCGAGATCGAACCCAAAGATGTTCCAACCCGTGATGATATCTGGGTCGGTCGAAACCAGATACTTTTGAAAGGCCTCGAGGAGCGCGCGCTCAGTGTCGAAACTCTCGCAATCGGGCGCATCAGTCTGCTTGAGACACAGACACTTACGTGTGATTTCTTCAGATCCAAAATGTCTCGTGGTCATTCCAATCTGAAAGACGACATCTCGAGGATTTTTGGGATCTGGAAAAGCTCCCGTGCTCGAATAACACTCTATGTCAAAGGACATAATTTTTAGGGGTGCGATATCATCTCGGGCCAAGGGCTTGATCAGGCGCCAGCTCGGTGCCCAGAGGTTCACCTCGCACGAAGACCCGACATCCGGCTCGCAGAGGCCCGGATCGATCCAGCCGGTCGATGAAATTCCGGTCACGTGCATAAACCGCAGGACCGGGTCGATATTCGCCTCATAGACTTTGGATCCCGAAAATTCTGAAAACTTGTGATTTTCGATAGAATAGACGCAATTTCGCATCGCCCGGTGAGTCTTGAATTCGATTCTGATGAATCGAGAAAGCTCTCCATTTTGGAAACCCCATAGGTCTTTTGCCCGAACGACCTCGACCTTTGTGAGGCCTTTCCAGAATGTGCTTTTTATGAACGGAACAAGGTCCGCATTTGTTTTAATGTAGAAATATGGATTGAATTTAGTTCCCAAAGAAACGGACCTGCCATCGCTCGAACGTCCAAAAATTCTAATCGTGAATTGATCATCGTGATCTTGGCCGTCCCAAGCTATGGCCTGGAAATTCATTTGATTAATTAACGCTTGAAAGTTTTAAGCTCCGGTCGAACCGAAACCATCCGCGCCGCGCTCGGTCACGGGCAGATCCGGCACCTCGATCGTCTCGACCGTCTCGAACTTCTCGAGAATAAGTTGTGCGATGCGGTAACCGGGCCGAATAATGAAAGGCTGAACCGAATCCAGGTTCTGCAGGACAACCTTGATCTCTCCGGTGTAATCCGGGTCGACCACTCCGGCCAGGGTGTCCAGACCGTGCTTTACGGCCAGTCCAGAGCGAGGTGCAATGCGACCGTAGGTTCCTGGAGGCAGACCGACAGAGATTCCGGTCGAGACGACCACACGACGGCCTGGCATAATGACATAGTTGTCAGTGCTGAAGAGATCAAGACCGGCAGATCCGGGTGTTGAGCGTGTGGGAAGAATCGCAGAAGGGATGAGGCGCGTAACATTGAGTGCCATTGTGTCATTTAAAGGTCTGCAACCTTTAAATTATATTCCGCGCGATATTTTCTGGTTAGAGAAATAAGTTTCTATAAATAGCAATGAGTTTACCGTGTTTGTTACTCGATGTGGACGGGGTCGTCGTGAAGGACCGTCTCCTTATGAGCCACTTGAAACATAACGCGATTCGATATGTAAAAAATAAATTACCCGAATGCAAAGATCCTGCACTTTTGAACCGGCATCTTCTTTTGGCCCACGGTCACACGGGGGTTGGTCTCAGTAAGCAGTTTGGCATAGACGTGAATGATTTCAACACGAGCGTTTATGACAAAAGTCTGATGACTCATCTAGCCGAAGTCCTTGAATCTCCCGACTTTCAGTGCGATGCCGAGATTATTAATGATTTGATTTTGAGTGGGTGGAATGTAACGCTCTTTTCCAACTCGCCCTTTCCTTGGGTCCATCGGACCGCTCTGGCAATAAGCGACAAGCTGGCCATAAGATGTCCGGGGGGAAATCCCACCGTAGCATATTTCAAACCTAATGTTAATTTTTACAAGGAATTCGATACGTGCAAAAGTTATTATTTCGTTGATGACTCGCTCAAGAATCTCGGGGCGGTCCGAAATATGCCAAACTGGACACCGATCTATTTTTATGATGAAATAAAAGAGTCCAACTTGTGGTGCCCCCAGGTTTCCTCGATTCACGAGCTGGCCCTTTTGTTATCAATTTCTAGAATTCATGCATAATATTTTTATTTTATTATATTAAATATGAATGCCGAACAGGCCAGACTGAATAGATACAGGGTCGGCACAGTGCGCCAAGGAGCTGACCGTGCTGGAAAACCTGTATATAAACAGGGTTACTTTGGAGGATATTTCACTTTATTTAATGCGAAAAATCACAATGGAAAATTTATGCGTTTTTCTGTAAAACCTTCAAATATAAATTTTATGAATACGGCTCGGCCAGTATCGAGAAGAAACACTGGTCTCAAGACTGTGAACGGAATTCCTATCATAAAAGGATTTTTTGGAGGGCTCAAAACTATAAACGGCAACACCGTATATAAACGTCCGAACGGCGGCTACACGACTACTCGACCCTTCAAACCAGGAAAACCCATCGGCCGGACTAAAAATACGGGCCAGAATGTCATAGCGACCCCTTTTCACGGTCTCCGGACTTCCAATAACTATCGGCCCGTCATAAAGAACCAAACGAACGGTCAGTTTAGATTAATGACAAATTGGGAAAAGAGTTATTACCGAGGATTTAGCCCACGATATCAACTTCGGCCTCCTCCTTAATTTTTCCGCCGAGGTGTCGGCGCGGTTTTTGTCCTCATAATCGCGGTCACCTTGTTCTGGATCCGTCTGAAATTTGGCGAAGACTTGTTGAAACGGAACCCAGGATTACGCAGTATGGCCTCCCACATAGCCACTGTTTGAAGCGCCTGATTCCTGTTGGGTGCGTTGTTCGGAGTGGAAAGAATCCAGTTGAGTCTTCCCTCAAAATTTATATCATTCAAATAGTTCATTTACTCTAGATCTAGAATTTTTTGTGTCTGAGAGACAGGCCCCTTAAATTGTTATCAGGATCGAACCGTGTAATATACCAAGCCTTTGGGGCTTTCTTTTTAGAAATTAAAACAAATTTGTAGAGACGGGCCGTGGCCCACTGGGGTGCAGTTGCGCCCGGTCGGCTCCCGCCCGTCTTCCACGCCTTGAGTCCTCTGTTATAGACAGTATTTAGGGTCGATAGACTTATTCCGGTTTTGCGAGAAATCGCAGTCTTGTTGAATTTTAGTCCCGGCCAGGTCTGGTGAAACAGCTGGGTCCACTTGGACTTCTTTCGGGTCACACCCTGGTCGGATCGTTTCAATTTTAATTTAGAATAGGGAGTCGTCCGCCTCTGGAGAAGTTCCTTTTCACGCATGAATTTCATGGACCTCGAAAGTCCAGTGAAATATCTTTCGGGCCACTTCCGTCTGAGCACAATGTGTCGAGGGTGCATTATTTAATAAGTTCTCTTATTTTTTTGATGGCGGCCTAAAATTCATGTCCTCCCCGGGTCACAGAAGCCAAGGCGTGACTTTGGTCAGACTCAAAGACCATGGATTCCTACCTTGATAAGAAGGATCAAATGACCGCGGAGATCGTGAAGCTGAACAAGCAGGCGCGCGAGCTGGTCGAGAGGCGCGAGGCGCTTCTGGTCGAAGAGGC